ATCATATAATTTGAGTCTTAAATCGATATCATTCAATTCTTTAAACAATTCTTGAGATGAAAACCACGCAAATAGTACCAGGCTCATTACAAGGTCATCGGTACCACCTGGTTCTGCTTGCCAAGACTTGCCTCTGATAATGAATTGAGATAGTTCGCTAATTGTTTCTAAGTCATTAATTATGAGTTTATTGTTCTCTATTAAATCTTTAAGATTGGAGCACCCAATAGCCTTGACTCTCTTAGTCATTTTATGACCAAGTTTATTGTGTACCCCCGATTCGTTAATTGTATTATCATATTCCAATTCATAATGGAGTATGTTAGCGACTTCGGCACCAGGGCCATTTGATTCAATCAAAACAGTTGCCCTATTATATGCGTTTGCTACTTGTTGAATAACAGTAGGAAATAGTAAAGGAGAGATTGTGTTTGACCTATACTTTGCTACTTGTCGGAACGGTAATTGCGTAATGTCAACTACGTTCATCGTAGAGTAATCTTGGCCTCGCCCCTCTGCTACATCCACTGCTATAAAATAATTATGTCCAGTTTCTGTCTCTCTGTGTACATCTAATTGTTCTTTTCGACTAAGCGGGTCTATTATAGCCAACTCAGCCAGTTTGCTGGGAGAAATAAGAGTGCCAGCACTACCAAGAAACTCACACTCAAACTCTTGCCTAAATTGTTCTTCACTCGTATTTTCAATCGTTTGTTTCTTCCATTCATCATCTCTACCTGGCACATCTGACCAATGTACTTCATAATGTTCATAATTTGAGCGACCTTCTACAGCATCAGTCCACATCTTGTAAAAATGATTCATACCATTTGGTGTTGATACAATAATAACTTTTGACGTATTACCAGATGATATAGTTGGATATACAGAATAAAAGAATTCTTCTGCTAGCCCTTGACTAATAAATGCGAACTCGTCAAGAAAAATTAAATTGAAAGCATATCCACGAATAGATGATGAAGATGTTGAGCCCGCTAGAATTCGAGAACCATTCTCAAGATGTATTGAACCTTTATTCCATTCAGAGACTCCTTGCTGAAGAAACATTGGAAGTCTTTCGTATGCCATTTGTAGGCGACCCAACAACTCTCTTGCTGTTGCGCCTTTATTGGCAAGAACCGCTACGTTCTTCTGGTCGTGAAATAATACATAATGTAGCATAAATGCCAGACTTGTCTGAGATTTACCAGACTGTCTAGGACACTTAATTATTGAAAAACGATTTTTGTATAGACCTGTAATTATTTTTTCTTGAAAAGGCCATAAGTCAAATTTCATCAAACCCTTATCTATATTGACAATAGTCATATAGGTCTTGATGAAATAGATTGGATTATCCCTACACTTTACATATTCTAAAATTTCATCTTGCGTGTATTCGTGGGGTACATTTACACGCTTGAGTAGTGGATTACCTAAATAGGTACTAATTGTCATAATATAATCCCCCGAGGACTCAATTAATGGCCATTATTGTGATTCTTTACCAAATTATCAACGCTATCCTGTAGTACAGTTATTTGCTCGACAAGTCCATCGACATCTCGTACCATATCCATTATTACTGTTATTCCGTACATCATCCCGACTACTAATACTACCAGTCCGATGTTTTGGATTATGTGGTCTCTGCTCATTTGATTTCTTTCCCCTTTAACATTTCTTGTAATTCAGCAGTAGAACCTACATAAAGATTATTGACATTCGTCTTAGGACTGTCGCCATCTTTCATTTGTTTCAACTCTTTCTGCATCTTTAATAATTCCATTGTCGTATCCGACACATTTTTTATCAGCCCACTAGCAACTTCATATGCTCGTGGGTGTTCCATTTCTTTTGCTAATTCAAGTATACCCTCAAGTGCTTCGTTTCCTCTTTCTATAAGATTATAAAGATTATCTCTTGCATATGAATAATCTTCAGGCAAGTCTCCTTGGTCTGGGTTTGAACTAACAGTAGCCCTCGGTGCAAGACCACGTTCTCTTCGTGTGCTTACAATCCGTTTATCTACATCAATTTTTGGAGGCAAAAAGTCTGGGCTTTCACTTTCATACTCATTGATGATATCTGTAGCCATATCTAACTCGGCATCTAATCTTTCGTTGACTGTCTTTTTCCTCGGTTGTCTTTTTCTTGTTGTCTTTCTTCTTGGTTTAGAATCTTTTCGTTCTGCCATAATATAATTTCCTTGTCATCATTTTAATCATTACCGAGCGGCCAATTAACTTCGTGCATTGTGTCTACGTCAGTATCATCATCAGGGTTATCCGGATGTCCCGCTTCTATTTTAACTGTCCAATTGTCAGTGACATCAGCAGTAAATGGGTCGATTGTTAAATTTACTTGTTCGTCTGGATGTTCATCAAGACTACCAGTAAAGAAATTAACCATATAATTTGTTTGTACTGTCTTGATAACACCTTGTTCTCTAATTGGTGGATAAATCCATCCCTTCACAACAAAATCGAGAGCCCAATTAACAACTCTGTGGTCGCCGAAATCGCCTTCAAATTCATCTGTTAGTGCGATACCCGTCAACTCAATAGGAATGTCTCTCTTCATATCTAATTCAGGTATCTCTTCAATGACACAATTAAAGTCTGGCTGAAAATATGGTAAAATTTGTTCTACAATCTGTAGTCCATCATCCATATAGTCAACATAAATGTCGAGAGTGAAAGTCCAATTATACGGAATAGGGGAGTATAATTTGTATGCTTTGTCGGCATCATTATGACTAAATCTATACTCGTTCATTTGATTGCCTGCTCGACTAAAGTCTGCTTCCATACCACTCATAATAAAACCCATTCGTGGAACTTCTTTATTCTTTCTACTGTCTTGGATTAATCGTGCTAGATATTTCTTTCTAGACTCATATGCTAGTGGTATCTTAATATCTTTAATGAGTGTGCCATCCGCTTCTCTTCGCATAACGTGGAGATTATTGAACACTGACCCAAAAGCGATAATCAGTTTCTTTGTAGTTCCGTGATAAAAAGTTGTGCCAAACATTATTGTGTACTCCCAAATGGATTCATTTCAGATAAGTCAAAGATATCGTCATCTAAACTATCCCAATCTGGAGTATCTAGTGCTTTATCTATAGTAGCGTCCAGGTCATCAGTAATAGCAGTAATTTCTGGGTCAACAACAGTAATTTCTTCACTACCGTATTCCCAAGGTTTGAGCGTTAATGTCCATATGTGTTGTGAGCCTTCAGGTTCTGGATAAAATGAAGAGTTGTGACCAACAAATGTCACTTCAAATAATGCTTCTGCATCTGTGAAATATAACAAATCTCCAGCAATTGGAGTATCATCATCTGTGGCTACTGTTTGCTCTGCAAAGTCTTTCTTCGTGAAAGACACTTTCATTTCATCAGTTACAGTTACACCGAACTTAGAATAGAAATCTCCTACATCACCATATTCTTGATAGTCATCAATTAGTATGTTAAATGTCCATATCGTATCAAAGAACGATGAGGGGTCCTCACCGAAAATCGGGTCAATGGCAGTACCGTATTTTCTCGGAAGATATTTTGCTGAAAATCCAATAACAGCAACAACTTCTTCTGCGATATCCTTGACCATTGGGGATTTGGACATACTATCGAACATACCCATAATGTTACCCTACTATAAAGTTGACCGGAAGTTCATAATTCATCGAAAATTCTTCTTGGAGTTTTTCAATCTCCTCTTTCGCTTCATCCCAAACCTGTTGGCCATTAATTGTAATACCTCCAGGTAATGGCATTCCGTCAAACTGTTTCAAATTTGCACCCCACTGCTGTTTAATTTGTGCAGTGGCGTACTTCTTAACCCATTCGTCATTGAATACATCAAGAGCATAACTGCTTGATTCATCTGGTATAACTGCTTGCCAAGCCCTAAGAAGTATAGAATTACCGACTGTCCACGTACCAGATGCAGTTTCACAAGCCGATTGGTCTGCGTATGCTGTCCACGTTTCAAGTGCAGTAGTACAGTCTGTTTCTGTTGTATGAGCCACATCAGAACAAGTTCCTAATGGATTACAACTTGGGCCAACAATATTGCCAGAATGAGAATAAAGTCGATTAGTTGCTTTGTTGAAAGTGAATGTTCTGTCTAGATTAAAATAACCTTGAATCATCTCCAGATGTTCCATTGTTATCTCGAAATATGCCATATTAACTTTGGTCATATCGAACATCTCATCAAACATAATTCTGTAACGTACATCACTCATCGCCTCAGAAGAATATTTTCCAGGCTGATATATCCTGGTTACCGCGACAATATTATCATCGAGGGTTATGTATTGATTTGCTTCATCGGTGGGGGTGAATACGTAAGTAACGAACTTCTCCTCTGCCCCATCAAAATGGCGCTCAACGAATAATTGGAGAGCATCATCTATCCTGTCATATGCTTGAGTATCATCTACTTGGATTTCTATCTTTGGAGCACCAAGTTTCCTATAAGCATAATCTCTTAAATTATCTACTGATTGTAGTTTAGCCATAATATTTCCTCGTCATTTCTATTTATGTTTCCCATTATATTCTCTACACTTCACCGCCATTATGGCCTTGTATTGTCTGGTTATAGACCACTTAAATCTTAGAATTGTATACACGAACATTGCCACTGATAATTGATATCCAATATGTATCCCAGCGGATATCATATGTTGTTTTCTATCAGCAATAACAGATACAAGGAGTGCGGCATCAGGACTGCAAAGGAAACAATTGAATAGGTGGTATACACTGATTACCGAACCGAGCAAAATAGAAGAGCGTGCCCAACAGGAATAATATTTTCGGTGCTTTAGTGTGAAGAAAAAGGCTCCTATGGCGCCTGCCGATACGATTATCGATAGGTATTTTTCAATTTCAAATAATAATTCAATCGCCATAGCCTCTTATCCACTCTTTATCCAGTATATAACAAGCCCTATGCCTGCAGAGACCATCACCCAGAAGAATCTCTCTCCTGCGCCTATACGGATTTTATTTGTAGCAACATCTACATCGTGGTCACCGGCCTGTTCAATTAATTTGTCCAACTTCTTCTCAACTCTATCTACTGAGTTGTAGATAGTTTTCATTTGTTCTTCTAGTCGGGTAATCCTTTCTTTCATAGTATCAACGGCCACACCAAGATTATCTAATGCTTTTTCTGTTTGGTCTGCCATATTTTTCCTTACGTATATATAAGTGTATAGTTTACTCA